TGAGCGTCCGCAATGACGTTAAACTACATATACATCACTCAGGTCTAGTCAAAATAAAAGGTGATTAAGGTGAATTGCATTTATTTTTATTATGAACGCGATTCTGTTTTGCCTGTTATATTAGCACAGCAAGATGGCTATTCGTTAGTTACTGTGAGCGAACTGGCAAAAGGGCTGAAAAAAGGAACCAGAATTTACGTTCAAATAGGTGATAAAATTTTTGCTACAAGAGCATATGGGAAGTCAGCTTAACGGCTGGCTTTTTTGTTTGGAGGAATAGATATGAAAAAGAATTATAACGTTTACAGCTGGGACGACGATGATGACGATTTAATGGATCCAAGTAATCCTTTAAGCCCGATGAATCCTGCTAATCCAGCATCGCCACTAAATCCTATGAATTTTTAATTATGAGAACAACTAAGAACTGGGGCTTTGTTAATAGCGGAGCCGAATTATATATGTTAGCTCATGCTGAACGCACTAGGAAACGATTAGCGAAGAAAAAGCCGACAGGTCAACGCTTGCCGGCTAAATTTATACTCAAAAAGATTTGATTTTCTATTGTTGTTTATATGTTAATAAGGTATAATATAAATGTAGTCAGGAAAGGAATTAGCTACTCCTGAAGTGACTACAGCGATCCGGCGACAGCCTTTCTATCCGGATGGAGGCGAGTTCAATGGATGAAAGAGTATATCTGGAAATATGAGGATGCCATTATCGTTAATGCTCTCGTAGCAATATCAGTTGCAAGTATCAACTTTGCAATTGCATATGCGATAATAAAAAAAGCTAATCGCAAATAGCGGTTAGCCAGCAAACTCGTTTTTCCGGATCGCAAAGGGACGAGAGGTAGCAGCTCTTGTCCTTTTGCATATACAGTATACCATATTAATGTTAGAAGGTCGATATTATGGTTAGTGAAGCACAACAAAGAGCAAAGAAGAAGTGGGACGATAAGAACAAGGATAAGAACCGGATATATCGTTACCGTTCATATGCTCGTAAGTTTATCCGTGATTTAGCTGATGAGGATGACTTGAAAGAATTAGAAGAATTAATACATGAAAGATTAAATTAATTAAGGCGATAGCAAATGGCTACCGTCTTTTATTTTGCCAAAATTATAGGAGGAATCTATTATGAGTAAAGTTATTACACGTTTTAAGGTATATGAAGATGATTGGTCTTTAAGACAGCATAAAGAACCCATGGAGTTTGGTTTAGAAGATTGGTTGAACCAGTTAGCAAAGAAGTATGACAAGGTTGAAGTTGTAGGCTTTCAACATGGACAAAGCAATGACACTAGCCATGAAACTCTTACTGGAGAAGTTCAATATGAACCTTATGAAACATTATATGTTATTGCCAAAGTAATTAAATATGCCTAGATTCAGAAGATGCAGACAGCCCGGTTCGATTCCGGGATTGTGCATAACGATTAAAGGAGGTTAAAGCTTTGAACAAAGAAGGATTCAAATACCCTACTATTCATTCTTTGGACGCTGGTCTGTACGACGTGTCTTATAGAGAGCGGTTCGATAAATGGACAGATAGTAAAGCAGAGATTAGTTTCTTAGAGCAGCACGACCACGTTAATGATCATATCGATGTACTGATAAGCAATTTTTACTATCCGGACAAAGTTGTAAAAAATCAGCAGGCGATATTCAAGCTATCTAAAGACACTGCTGAAAGGCTACGAGATTATTTGAGCCGAGCATTAGTAACTATGCGGTGAACGGAGGTGTGGTGATATGCCAAGAGTAAGAAGATGTAGACAACCAGGATGTCATGCAATGGTACAGCTTCCCAATCATTACTGTACTCAACACTTTGAGCATGAAGCAGAGTATTTAGCCAATCGTCAACGGTGGGCACGTAAGCATAGTGAACAGTATCAGCATAAAGAAAGACATTACAACCATCACTACAATATGGTTACGCGTAATCGTAATGATAATAGAAGTGAACAATATAAGTTCTATCGAAGTAAACAATGGGTTGACTTACGACAAGCAACACTTAATCGTGATCACTACTTATGTCAGTACTGCAAAGCTTATGGTAAGCTAACACCTAACAGTAAGACAGTAGATCATATAGTTCCTATAGCATATGACAGTACTATTAGAGCTGATCAAGGGAACCTGGCGACTATCTGTCGAGAGTGTCACCGATTAAAAACACAGTGGGAACAATATTATTATGGAACTGCTCAAAACATAGCCAAAAAGGATGTCACTGAAATCCATGATATCCACCGGATAGTAGTTTTAATGCATCAGAAATAAAAACATCCCCCCGGTAGGGTAGCTTAGAAGAGAGCGGCACACAATGTCGTCGTCTTTTGTACAAGCATCATTTTTCAAATTTTTACCCCAGGGGGGCTAGTCGGAATCGAAAGGAGGTCATTTGATGTCAAAAAAGGTCTATTATCGGCAGAATAACGGGCATTTGTCGAAAGATCCGCCCCATTATTTAGGTACGATTGCGAGCGCTTGTTGGCGTCGAATCGTACCTTTTTTAGAGAGTACTGGGAGGGTCGAACGGATCGATGTTGGTTTGGTTGAACAGTACTGTGTTCAATATGAAATTTTTAGGAACGCTTATGATGATTACCTTGAAAATGGATTGCAAAGTAAGATATTTACTTCTGTTCAGAATAACAAAGGTGAAATTATTGGTAAAGACTTTACTGGCTTCCGGAAGAACCCTGCGGTAGCAATTATTAAAGATTCGACTAATCAACTTAATTCAATTGGACTCCAACTCGGTTTATCTCCTAAAGGTAGGCAGGAGTTAATGCAGATTGCTAGTCATAAAAAAGAAAAATCAGTTGCTGAACAACTGAAAGAATCTGGTTTAGTATAAACATCCCCATGTAAAACTATTTGGGGTCGGCTGGCAACAAAAAATGGGAATCACCTCCCAAGTAAATTGTGAGGAGGTGATTCCCATGAATGAACTTAATTTTACACTACTAATTCTATTACTCATTCTGATTGAGGTCAAGAAGTAAGCCGACCCCAAGGAGGCGCTGACCTCCTTAACGGATCTCAGCGCCTCCTTCTGCAACAGAGCGCAAGGGATGAAAGGAAGTGGAAAAATTGAATAAGATTGATCTAACACAGACACATGATGTGTTAGGAGCATACCATAATATAATTAAAAGTAATATTACGGTTGATAAGATCAAAAAGAAATATAATGATCCAGCAACTAGATATGCGTTTGATGTACTTGATGAGAAACTAATTACCGGTTATTTAATTAAGTTAGCCGCTTTTAGGCATATTCGTGATTTGATGAGATCAGAAGAAAGCGACTTTGAATATCGCTATGATTTGTCTGAGGTTGATAAGATTCTAAAATTTGCTGCAATTGCTCCTAATGTCGATACTGGTGAACCAACAGCACTCATGGGATGGCAGAAGTTTATCTTTGGGATGTTATTTGGTTGGCGCGACAGTTTGGGGATGAAGCGATTTACGCGGGTCATTCTTTCAGTTGCTCGTGGTCAAGGTAAGTCTTATCTGATGGCTATTTATATGTGTTATTCATTTTTGATTGAGTCGATTGGACTATCTAACCAAGATTTTCTTGTCACGGCTGAAAATTATGACCAAACCGGTAAGCTGTATGGCTATATTAACAGCATGCTCAAAAAAATCATTGAGGATCAGTCAGTCTTTGCAACTTTGGCCAAAGAAGATGACCTGGTACTGCATGATCATACTGGAATTACCATGCGAAAATTTAATAATAACCTACGACCGCTATCGTTTAATGCTGGAAAGTATGACTCTTACCACTTTACGACAGCAGTTTTTGATGAGGTGGGTAATATTAAGACCCGTGAAGGAACTAAGAAGATTGTTTCCGGACAGGTTAAAGTACCTAATCATCAGTACATTGAGATTTCAACTTCTTATCCTGATCCATCAGTGCCGTTTCACGATGAACAGAAAATGATTCAACAGGTAATGGAACAAGATTTTAGTCGTGACGGTGACCAAACGTTAGGCCTTATTTGGGCACAAGATAGCCTTGATGAAACAATGAAGCCTGAAACATGGATGAAGTCTAATCCGCTACTATATCTGAAAGCCCAGAAAGCAGTTTTGATGAACGGGTTACTAGATAAGCGTGATTCTGATATGATGGCCGGCACAGTTGATGACTTTCAGAATAAGAATTTGAATTTATGGCTTCAAGAAGCAACTAATTCTTACTTGAAACTTGCTGATATTGAATCAGCAATTGTTCCTAGCTTCGATATTCGAGGACGACAAGTCTATATCGGCTTTGACTACTCAATGTTTAGTGATAATACCGCTTTTGCCTTTGTTTACCCTTATCAGGATAGACACGGCGAAACAAAGTGGCATATTCAACAACATAGCTTCATTCCGTGGGAAAAGGCTGGGTCAATTGAGGCAAAGGAAAAACAAGATGGTGTTCAGTATCGTGAATTAGCTAAAAAGGGCTTCTGTACAATCACTAGTCACCCTCAAGGGATGATTAATGATGATGAAGTCTATGCCTGGTTACTTGATTACATTGAAGATAATAAGCTAGATGTTATTTTCTTTGGCTATGATACCTTCAACGCAACAACCTTTGTAAAACAGTTGGAAACTAACACTAGTTTGCCTTTGGAGCCAATTCGTCAACGAACTTCTGAATTGAAAGATCCAACTAAGTTCTTGCAACGGTTATTTGTTGAAGGTAATGTTACTCGCCTAGATGATCAGATAATGGAAAAGGCGTTGCTTAATGCTGAGATTTATGAAGATAAGATTGGTATTCAAGTCGATAAACCTAAGGCAACGTACAAGATTGATGTGGTTGATGCCATTATTGATGCACTTTACCAAGGAATGTATCACTTTGAAGACTTTGGAATTGCTAATGATAAGTCTAAGCAAGTCGACCGGATGACTGCTGAACAGGTCAAGGAATGGTTTGAAAGTCAGGAGAGTGGATTACTTGATGATTAATAATATTTTTAAGACGGTTTGGAAGTTTTTTGATGTAATTTGCTTTTTAGCTGCGATTGGATTTGCCATCTGGGGGTTCTTTTTATTGAACTTTATAGCTGGCATTTTTAGTATTGCTGTTGGTTTAGTATTACTCGGTTATTTAGCGGAGAGGATTGCTAACCTTCAGTGAAAGGAGGTGAGATAATTTGCCGTTATTTAATCAAAAAGTTAGTCCTGGACTGGCGATTGCTGACGATACTGATATTCTGCATTTCTTAGATCCTGATAATTCAGACAAGTATGTAGATGCCCGGACTGCTTTGAAGAACTCTGATATTTATTCGATTGTTTTTCAGCTAAGCGCTGATTTAGCAAACGGAAAACTTAAAGCAGACGCGCCTCGGGCACAGGGGATTCTTAATAACCCGACACAAACGAGTAATGCGCACGCTTTTTGGCAATCAATGTTCGCGCAACTACTGCTAGGCGGTGAGTGTTTTGCTTATCGTTGGCGAAATCAAAATGGAACTGATATGACATGGGAGTACCTGCGACCTTCGCAAGTTACTCCTTTTCTTTTAGAAGATGGTTCCGGATTGATTTACAACATTAACTTTGATGAGCCAGAAGTTGGCGTAATGGAAGCTGTTCCCCAATCTGATTTAATCCACATTCGATTGTTATCACAAAACGGTGGGAAGACTGGGATTAGTCCTTTGAGTGCACTAGCTAATGAGCTACAAATTAAGGACAAGTCAAATAAGCTCACCTTAAGCGCTCTGGGGCGTTCTATCATTGCTCCGGGTATTTTATCGATTAAGCACGGAGGATTGCTTAGCGATGAGGAGAAGGCTTCTCGTAGCCGTAAATTCATGAAGCAGACCTCAAAATCAGAAAATGGACCGATTGTAATTGATGACTTGGAAGAATATACACCGCTTGAGGTTAAGAGCAACGTTGCTCAACTGCTTAATCAAGTTAATTGGACAGGTGCTCAGATTGCTAAAGTTTATGGTGTTTCCGACAGTATTATTAACGGACAAGGGGATCAGCAATCATCTGTTCAGATGATGGGTAACGCCTATGTTAAGTCACTTTCTCGGTACGCTAAAGCAATTACGGGAGAACTTAATAATAAGCTTAATGCTAACGTTATTTTGGATTTACGTTCTGCAATTGATCCATTAGGCGATGAATACGCTTCTACAATTGCTAACTTACAGAAGAACGGGACGCTTGGTGCTAATCAAGCTAGCTGGCTATTGCAACAGGTTGGCTACTTACCAAATGAAATGCCGGAAAAGGAACAGCCTAAAGTGCAGGTTCAACCCGTTCAAATGGTTTCTTCTGATGGTGGTAAGCAATCAACGGAAGGGGGTGATAATGATGACCAAGATTAACGTTAAGGGCGTTATTGTCAGCAATGATGATGCTGATATCTATGATTGGCTGGGATACGATTGTGTTAGCCCTAATCAAGTAGAAGATGTGCTTAACAATAGTAATGGAGATGTTGAAGTCGATATTGCTAGCGGTGGTGGCAGCGTCTTTGCTGCTTCGGAAATCTACACTATGCTTAAAGCATATTCTGGTAAGGTTGTAGTTAATATCCAAGGATTAGCTGCATCTGCAGCTTCTGTCATTGCAATGGCAGGGGATGAGATCAATATGAGTCCTGCCAGTCAAATGATGATTCATAAAGCCTCTACTATTTCCATGGGGAATGCGGATGATCTTTCGCATGATTCTAAGATGTTGGATGTTACAGATCAATCAATCGTAAATGCTTATGAAGAAAAGACTGGTATGGATAGAGACGATATCTTGCAGCTGATGGCCAATGAAACTTGGATGACCGCTCAGGATGCAGTTAATAAGGGCTTTGCTGATAATATCTCGGCTGGTTCTAAGACTCCCCAAGTGGTTAATGCTGTTAGCAACCAACCCAT